CGTGATGCGGCTTCGATTTCGCCAGCGAGTTCGGCTTCCGCACGGTCTTTGCCGCGCTGACGCCACAATGAACGGGCGGTGTTACTCCGTGATGCGGCTCGTAAATCCGCCGCCATCAGGGTTTCATTCCACCATTTTGCGTAATCTTCCGAGGCGCTTTTGCCTGCACTACCGCGCCACATCGTTGACATCGGATTGTTCGGCGCGGTGACAGCACGGTTAATCAATGCCGCCTGCCGGCGCGCGCTCGATGCCGCCATCGCCTCGGCACGGCCAAATGCCGCCGATAAACCAGTCGTATCGCCCGTGAACAGGACTTTTAGGGCTGGCATTGGTTCTCCTGTTGTTTCATGGCTTCGTCGTTGGCAAATTTCACGGCTTCGGGACTGATATTAAAAATGCGCGGATGATTTTTCAGCACGTCACGGCGTTCGTCGTCCGTGGTGCAGGCATCCCACGCGGTTTGCGCGTTGGCATTTTCGGTGCGTTGCGTCTCACGAATGGCTTTGAGTTCATTCACCTGTGCCAATTCCTTGTCATTCATCACATACAACCGCCCTTCGCTTTCCAGCGCGCCAAAAAACAGGTTGCAACAACCGGCAAACGGCACGTCCAACACCGATTCCACGCCGAACACCGACCGCAAATCACGTTTTTGCGCGAACTCTATGAGTTGCGCGAGCAATGGACTACCGGGCGCGCGGCCTTTCTCCAACTTTTCGCCGCCGTTCAACATTTCGTAGGTGCTGGCGTGATCTTCGTTACCGGAATACAACGTCGGCAACGCGCTCCGTCCGGCGTTGAGGTAAATGCGGAAATCTACGGTGGCCAAATCCCATTCCGCCGGCGTCATCCGATCCGTCGCGTGGCGCCAGCGTTCCCAAACGCCATTCAGTTTGCGCACCTTGCGCCATTGCCGGTAATTGAAGATGCTCGGCTTGCTTGATAGCAATGCCTCGCTCGCCGCGTATTCACCCCAGGCTTGCGAACAGATGTCCACCGCCATGATGAGCGCGTGCTTGCGTTCCGCCGCTGGCAATTTGTCAAATTCTGCGCCCGATAACTGGCACAGCTTGTTTTCCGTGCGCCACAATTCGACCTCGTGGCCGAGCGCATACGCCCGCAATGGGACGAACAGGCAATAATGCTGCTTGGGCCGGAGCGATTCGCAAAATAAGACTTCGTGCATGATTCAGAAAATAAAAACGCCCGCCGGCCAAAATTCGGCGGCGGGCGCTTGATAAAGCCAGACGGATTAGCTCGGCACGGTGTTGGCCAAAGTATTCTGCGCACTCGCCGCGTAGCGCCGGAGCTTCAACGCCAGATCACCGACTTTGGTGTTGGCGATGTCCACGTCGTTACCGCTCAACACCTGATAAGTGCCAGTGAAGGATGCTTGCGTCGGGCTGGTAGCGGTGAAATTGACCGCGCTCAACGGCGCGAGGAACGGCTGGCCGAGGCTGGAAACCGCTGAACCAGCGGAACCCGCCGAGTAAGCCACAACCTGCGCCGGAGCCATCGCGTGCGCCACGGTATCGCCGACGAGTTTCAAACCCCAATCGAGCGTCAGGTGTTCATTACGCGCAAGCCACGAAATATCCGCGCCATCGGCGTCCTTGATGATTTCTTCCTCCCAATTCTGCGTGGCTTTGCCAGTCTGTTGGATGGAATAGAGGTAGGCGTCGAAGGTGCCGTTGACACCGGCGACGACTGCTTTACCGCGAACGATAGGTGCTGCCATAAATTATTTGGTGGGTTGTGGGTTGTTCAAAATCGGCACGAGAAACGGATATTTCTTGATGACGGCCACGCGATCAGCGGCTTCGTTGTATTCTTTCAACGCAGCTTCGATGTCTGCGGCGGTGATAGTGGGTTCGTCGGCCATAAATTCAAAAACACGGGTTAGTCAACTATCAGTTGTTCCACGCGCCCAGAACGGTAAAGCTGGCGTTGGTCTGCGTCACCGCCACCACCTGATTGCTGCGCGTGATGTTCACGCCGGTATTACCGAACGGTAGCCACGTTTCCGGTGATGTATTCGTGCCGCCCGTCGTCCAATTCGTGATACTGCCGCCGCTGGCCGAAGTGACATTCGCCCACGTCAATCCGCCGTCATACGTCACCCGGTAAATCAGCGTCAGGTTGGTGGTCGTGAGCAGATTCGTGTGCGTGATTTGAAACGTCTGCGAAATGAAGTGGTCTTGCTCCGAAGTGTTGTAAGGCGTGCCGTAATTCGTCGAGGCCGTGCCGATGTTGGTGGAAACTGCCGTCACCAGATACAACGTCGCCTCGGCGCGCGGCACCATCAGCAACGCACACGCTAAAAACAGGAGCAGGAAAAATCGTTTCATCGTGAATAAAGCAAAGTCAAAGCGCCTTCTTACTCAAAATGTCGGAAACGAGGATGGAATGCCGTCCGCCCGCATCATCCCGCATTTGCGCGTGCGCGTGAACCTTCACAAAATTGTGATCCGTGCCGTCCAAATGCGCTTTGATACGCTCGGCCAACGATGCCTTGTCGTGCGCAGGCACGTTTTTCAAGTCGGCAATCACCGCCAAAACGCCATCCACCGAGCCGGACAAACCGCCCGCACCGCCCGGCAACGACCAAAAGCCTGGCGCGGGTGGCGGCAATTCGGGATTGACGGTTGTTTTTTCAGAGTCATTCATAAAATCAGTAGTAACCGGCAATCTTCGTTTCGTTTGCGACCACTTTGAACCGCTGCACCACCGCCCAATTCACTTCCTCGGACTTCGCGTTGCCGTAAATGTCTTGATACAGTTCAACGATGGTGAAATCGTTCAGATCAGCATTTGCCGCCGCAACGCGGTCGCCAATGCCATTATCGCCGGGCGGAGCTGTCGCAGCATACGCGGCGTTGTTGATGGCTTTGATGACGTAACTGAACGTCTGCCCGTCGTCGGACATCATCATTTGCTGGCGCACCTTGCCCACCATCGCGTCAAACGCCACGCGCTTCGCCTCGGCCTGTTCGCCCGGTTGCTCAACGCATTGGAATTTGACTTGAATCTCAACGATGAAAACGTCGTTGCCTATGTATTGCATCTCCGGCCCAATGGGTTTCATCAGCACGTCCACAATCGGCTGGTCGTTGAACGCCCGCGCGCGGCTGTCCCATTGATGATAACAATGGTCCGCATCCACGATGCCCGCAGAAATCAGGTAAAACCGGATCGCGCGGCAAACTTTCGAGGGCAATGAAGTCAAATCAGCCATTTCCAAAGGCAATCAGTCAAAGTTAGGTGAACGCCACCAATTCGCCGCCCGCTTCCGCTAACGCTTCATCTTCCGCCGCTGCCACCGCCCGCGTATGCGTCCCCGGCACAAACGCGCCCGCATCTGGCACGGAATTCCATGCCGCCGCAATTTCATTTTCGGCGCGCGGAAAATACTTGTCGCGCATCCATTGCGCTTGCTCATCCAAGGCTTGCTGCAACGCCGGCACGCCGTAATCCATCAGCGCGGCATTGTGTTCCGCCGCCAAACGCGGAAACGTGGCGTCCGTGCCCACTTTGTTTTCAATCGTGATCCATGAACTGTTCGTCCCCTGCCCGCCTGCCTGCGCATCGCCAAGCAAATCAATCGGCAACCGATTAGAATTGTTGCTGTCCGAAGTCTCCGTGACGCCTAGGCTATTGCCCGAAATGCGAAAGCCAGCCGCCTTAATCTTTTGCTTCACCGCTTTCCAACCACTTTTTAGGAAATGCGTAGAACTATGGCGCGCGGCCTGCATCCGTTCCTCGGCATTATTGATGAATTCCCACAAAACCGACTTTGCCATACCGCCGTCGCCGTAAGCCCGCTGAAAGTTTGCCGCGCTCAATGACGGCCGCTGCATCGCCCACCGATTAGAAGTCATCTGATTGAACCGCGAATTCGGATTCATCCGAGCCAACACAATCGCCTGCCCCATCGTCATTTGGTTAGACGCACTTTTTCCGACCTGCACCGTTTCGCTCAATTCCGCGTCAATCGTCGCAATGTCCGCCGCTGGCAGATACTTCTGCGCGCGCACCGCCGTATAATACGCCGTGTAGCCCAACAGCTTATCCATCGAGCCGCGCGTCTGCGTCGAAGCCAAATCAATCGCCAACTGGATGCTGGAAACATCCACATCCACCTTAACCGCTGGCATTGGCACGCTCATTCAACAACCCCAATCAGTCAAAAACACACCCTGTTGACTTGAAAAAAACAATGTTTCCACACAACAATTTCAGCCACCGCATCACAAAACCATTGCAAACATTAGCGATTTGCACAGGAAAACGCATCACCACCACCCCGCAACCGCATTACTCATCACCAACCCATTGCAAACAAAGGCGATAATCACCAAAAACAAATGTTTAACTTGATAAAAAAACACCATTCACAAGGAAACAAAGCCGTTCCGTCACTAGCATCTAGGCGGTTCTGGCTAAAAGAATCCTTTCGGCGTGGGGTATGGTGGGCGGTTAGTGGCTTTACTTTAGCGGCGAACGATAACGCAAAGCGTATTTACTTTATAAAGTAGCTTTGCCGCTCCGTTATAACGGAGCGCGGCGCGGTTTTATAACTCTAGCCGCTGTGGTTGCGTTATGCGTTAGCTTTACGGGCTGGCGATCCGCACGCGCTAAAGGTTAGCGGCGAGCGTTACGCGATCCGCTGGCGATGTTGCCACGTTACCAGCTTTGCGGACTGCCCTGCCCAGCTTGGCGCGCGGATTTACGTTCGGCGGTGCGTTATAACTTGCCTGCGGGCGAGCGGTATAACGGCGCATGATGTTAACCGCAAAAGTTTTTTTATTTTTCTATTGTGTTGCGCTTTAGTGTGTGCAATACTCTTTTCAGTTGCGGGCGATGTTGCTTGCAATATCTGGCGAGATAACGCAAAAAAAAATGAAAACTAAAATCATGGTTCAGCACACAAGCGGGCGAATTTTTAAAGTCATTAAGCAAAACATAAAGCGACAATTCGTCGCGGAGCTTTTTTGCGAGCTTTTGAACACCAATACGGGCAAAAGCGAATTCTATTTTCAATCGGCAATCGGCAAACATTTTCACGCCGTAAAATAACCACACAAACCACAAACTAAAATCCATTGGCGAATTAACGCAAAACTAAAAAACATGAAAACTACCATTGCAAAAAATACTATTATTGAGGCCGAAAAACTTGCCACGCTTTACGCGGGCGACTTGCGCGGCAAAGGTTACACCCCCAGCGACACTGACGCGGTAACATCCGACAAGGTTATGCGGTTACAATTCCAGAACGGAGTTTTGAACACCGCGCTTTTGCCCGTTGGCAAGCTGAAAACATGGGTTGCGGCTTTCCCCAGTGATACGCGGTTTGAGTTGGAATTTTCCGACAATTGCCAGCAAGCGGAAATTGACAAGGGCGCTGTCAAAATTATCGGCGTCACCAAGTTCGGGGGACGTGCTGAAATGGTTATGCGGTTCGGGACTGACTGCGAAACGTGGCGAGCGTTGCTGGCAGATGTTCCCGCGATCCGATTTGACGACAAACACACGGGGGAATTCCAACTTGAAAAACCGGCGGGAATGGAAAATCTCAGCGCAAACTTAAAGGCCGCGAAAGCCGCGAAAGAGTTTGCCAAGTTGCGCGCCGCCGAGAATCAGGCGAAAGAAAATTTGAAAGTGATTGCCCGCGAACATTGCGCCAATCTTGAAACGGTTGCGGGGGGAATTGCGCCCGCGATTGCAACTGCGCGCGCGATAGTCACCGCGCGCCGCCAGTTGCGCGCCGCGCTGAAAAATCCCATGGCGGCTATTCCTTGCCTTGGCGATACCATTTCCCGCCTTGGCGCGCTCGACATCCCCAGCACGGAGCGGTTTGATTGCCACGGCGCGATTATTCTAGCACGCTCAAACCTTGCCGCCTATAAGCCGCAAATGAAATGGGACGGCTATGATTTACGTTGCGCCAAGCGCGCGGGACTTTCAATAAAAGATTATGCCGCCCAAAAAAATGCGGAAATGGGCCGCACTGATTATATCCGCCCCAGCGAAACTTACGGCCCGAAATTTGACGCCCTGAAAAACTTGGTTGCCACGGCGGAAAACAATTTGCGGGCGCAAATTCTAAAAGAGTTTTCCAGCTATTGCGAAAAACTGGAATTGCCCCGGCACGCGGGCGGCGAAAAACTTTACTTCGCGCGGATCGGCGCGGCGATGGATGTTCGCCCGTATAGCCGCGCCCGCATTGCCGTGCGGGGGTATGCTGAAAAGAAAGCCGCTTTTGCGCAAAGCTACGTTGCCGCGATCACCGCGCGCCGCAAAGCGCAACCGAAAGCGGCCGCCGCTGGGGGTGCAATTGTCATTTCCGCCACGAAAGCGAACGGCGAAAAAATACCGGCCATGCTTTGCGCGCCCGTTGCGGATTTTATGCAACGGCAAATTGACAATGCACACGCCCAGGGCGCAACGGTCCATATTTTAGAATCAAACCACCCCGCTTTCCCCGTTGGCAACATTGCGCCGCCGGTTGCGGGGGGAAACGAAGTTGCAACCAATGAAACGAGCGCGCCCGCGCCCGCTATTGAACCGGCAAAAATTGAAACGGCAAGCGAACGGGAAAACCGCATTGTGGCAAGTTTTGCGTCTGACTGGAAAAGCGCCGTCACGTCTGACAATGTTGGAACATCCGCGCCCGCGCCGGTTGCCAATGATGAAACCGCCGAGGAACAACGCCCGGCGCGCGTTGAATGCGTCACGCGGGAATGTTCTATTGTGCCGCATCCTACCAAGGCCGCTTGGTTTATGGTGATTGAATCAGCCGACACGCGCGGGACAACGGGGGAAACCTTGCGGGCCGCTGGGGACCGCCAGCATTGCGAAAAATGGTTATCCAAAATTCAGGCCAGCCAAGCGCAACGGAAAGCCGCGCCGGTTGCCAGCGTAGAAACACCCTTGCGGGGGGAAAATGTCCCCAGCGCCGCGCAAGTGATTAAATCCGATATTGTGGAAAAAAGCGGCATTGCGCCCGCTCGTTTGATTGTGGCAACCGTTGACAATCCCGCGCCGCGCAAAGTTGCCACGCCCGCGCCGCAACCGGAGCCGGAAAGCGTAACCGCAACCGCGCCCGCGCGCGGGGGCTGGGCGATGCCTTTGCGGGGGGATTTTGGGCAAGTTTGCCGGGACATCGCCCGCGCGAAGGTTGCCAGCACGCGCGCCGCAAAGTTGGCAAAGGTGTCGCCACTGGTGGCTGAGTTACCGGAGCCGGAAAAGCCGTTCGAGATTGCCCGCGCTGAACTGGAAAGCAAATTTGCGGACGGCTGGCAAAAGTCAATCGAGGCGGGTAGTGTGCGGGGGGAAAGTGGCCAGGATGCCGCGCCCGTTGAAACTATGCCCGCAACGGAGACGCCCAAAGCGCCGCCGGTGGTGTGGATCATTCGCCGGGATGAACGGGGGGAAATTATCAATGGCAATTTCCCGTTTCGCGAAGCCACGGGGCCGGTGGTATTGCCGCCGATACCGGGCAGCGCACGGGACATTTTCGAGCGTGCTGGGGCAACGCTGGCGGCGCTGATGGCGGGGGACACGGGCGGGGGGAATTCCACCGCGTTTTGCGCGGCCTGAAAAATGAATTCACCTTTCCAAAAATAATTGTTGCGCTTTAGATAAAATCAATTAGACTCTTAAACATTCGCGGGGATTATCCCGCAACCTGTCGAGGAAACGAAAAAAACAATGAAAATGACATTCACAAGGGAATTTTACATTCCCAAAGATTCAATCGAGATTCGCGCGGCGGATTGTTCCGCCGTGGCTTATCTCACCATTCCAACAGCGGGCAAAATCACCGCCAAAGCCTTTTCCGGCAAGCGCGCCAAGCCGGATTGGTTTTATTCTTTCCGCGATGAGGCGCAAGCGCGGGCGCGCATCGCCAGCCATGCCGCCGCCGTGCGGGAACGGGAAACGGCCAAGCAAGCGCACGCGGCGCAACGGCAAGTGGACAAATGCCGCACGCCGTTGGATGTCTGGAACAAAGTGCGCGCGGGCAATGATTATATTTCCGCCGCTGAAACCGCGATTTGTTTGCGGGCGACGTTGCAAAAGCATTTTCCCGAAGTAAAATTTTCCGTGACTTCGGAAAATTACGCGGGCGGATGTTCGGTGCGCGTGAGTTGGACGGATGGCCCGTTGTCGGCGACGGTGAATGAAATTGCGCGGGAATTTTCCTTTGCCGGATTTGATGGCATGATTGATATGGAATACGGCAAACGCCGTTGGCTTTCGCGCGATGGGGAAATGTCGCTGGCGCATTCCCAAGACACTGGCGGGAGCGCGGGCAGTTGCCCGGAGCAAATCGGTTCAGCGCACGCGCCGGATTGCGTGCTCGTGCGTTATGGCGCAAAATACGTCACCGCCAGCCGCGAATTATCTTTCGCCCATGCGGAACTGTTGGCGCGGGCAATCGCGGGGAAATACGGCGAGGCCGTGCCGGAAACTTTCGCCGATGAAAATGCCCTTTGGCGCTGGATCAACGGATGCCGCGTGCAAGGCGCGGACGAATACCTTTCCAGTTTGATGCACCGCAAAGAAAGCGAGGTGGTTTTGTGACACGCAACCACGCTTTGCAATATGCCAAGGTCGCCGGCGCAATCAAGTTTTCCATCTTGAACCCGGAAACGTGCGGCAATCCGCACCCGTCAAAATTCGCGTGCGATGTCCGCGACGGTGGATTTTTGGTTGCGCGCGGGATGTTTGAACGCGCGGATGATGCCCTAGCTTTTGGCTTGAATCATTCGGGGGAAATGTCCGCGCCGGTTGCGGCCTTGTATGTTCAAATTGAGACGGAGAAACAAGCCGAAGCGGGGGAAAATTGTTGCGCTTGACATTCAACCATTTTTTGACGACACTTAAAACCAGTTGGCGAACCTACGCAAAAACATTATGACACTGACACAAACAGATTATTCAATCCACCCGCCAAAAGTTTTAGTCACCATCGAGCAGGGGCGCGCGTGGGGACAAGATGGGGCGATTTATCAAGAGAAGTTAGATGGCAATTTTGAAACCGTCACTTTCGGGGGGGATGTCCTTGCGGGGGAATCCATCAAAAACAATTTGCCGGGGCAAGCGTGGCGTGGCGCGCGCGTTTTTGTGGTGTGGGATTGTCTGGCGGTCAACGGGCGCGACATCCGCATTGAACCGGCGGCGCGGCGCTGGCATATCGCGCGCGATCTCGCGGGGAAATACGCCTTGCCGCTCTGCCCATCGTCACCGCACGGCGGGGAACTCTTGGCGCGCGTGCTGGCGGCGGGCGGCGAGGGCGTTGTGCGCAAAGATGCGGGCGCAACCTACTTTGACGACATGCAAGCGTGCAAGCGCGGGGGAATCTGGCTGTGCCGCGTCACCGGGCACGCTGGGGGAACGCAGAGCGTCAACATCGTGGACGCGGACACCGGCGCGGATCGCGGCAAGGTGACACTGCGCGGGGGGAAATGCGACCAACTGCGCTCGGGTAGTTTGATCCGCGTGGAAGGCATGAATTTAACGGACAGTGGCAAAATCCGGCAACCGCAACCGGCGCGGGAATGGCTGGTGCAGTTTTAACCACGGATTAACACGGATTTACACAGATAAAAAACTTTCCCGCCAGTCGTGGCGGGGGAAATCAACAACAACAACCAAAAACGAAAGAACAAAATAAAATGAAAACTGAAATCATCAACGGACAAAAAGTGAGCGTGCGGAAAGCGGCGAACTCGGCGGATTATTTTCCGTGCATCAACGGCAAGCGCATTGAGCAAAATAGCTTCCGCCTTGATTTGGCTTGGGAGAAAGCGCGCACCTACGCGCGGGGATTTGATGGCAACGTGCGGTGGGGGAATTGCGGCATACCGGGCGCGGGCGTGAATTCTCCGGCCATGATGGAGGCGCGCGCGAAGTTTGCCGAACCGACCACCGCCAGCCACACGCCGGGGCCGTGGGTTGCCGAACACAACAATAACGAAGTGCAAACACGGTTTGTCCGGCACGAAGAAAAGAGTTACGCCACGATTGCAAAAGTCGAATCCATTGAGGTTTATACAACGCCGGACAGCGTGCGGACACATAGCGAAGTGGCAGCAAATTTGAATTTGATTGCCGCCGCGCCGGAATTGCTGGCGGCTCTGGAAACGGCTTTGCGCCACATGGAAATTGAGCACGGCGACCGCTCCGGCGACTTTGAAGCCATCACCGGCGCGCGCGCCGCCATTGCCAAGTCACGCGGGGGGAATATCGGCTAAACCGCATAAACCAACTTTATCCATTTTAACTTATAATTTTATGAATTTTGAAATTTTTCAAACTGAGGCGCAATTTGTCCGCCAAAAAGGTTGTCGCCGTTTGATGGTGCAGCACGGCCATTGCCTTTATTGTTTCAGCCAGCAACGCAACGGGAAGCTGACAATGCAACCGGCGGACGTGTTGCGCGACATTTACACCGAGCAAATTGAACCGCAATTGACGGGGCCGAACTTTTTTGAACAGTTGCAAGCGCACATGGCCGCGCTGGGGACATTGAAAACCGCAACCGCATAACAAAATGAAAAACGAATTCAAACCTGATTGCGATGAGTTTATTACCGCGCAATTCCAGACCAAAGACAACGCCACGCAGGGGGAATTGCCGGCCTACGCTTTTCCCTACGCGCATCCTGCCGCCGGTCGCGGGGATGTCGGCGCGGAGTTTCGCGGGGATGGTGGCGATTGCATCACGGTGGGGATCGATCGCACCGATGGGGGAATGCTCGCCCTGCAATTTGGCCGGAGCGGGCTGAGTGAAAATTGCTTCTCGCGCGGTGAATTGGCAAAAGTCCTGGAACTGGCGGGAATCTTATTCGCCGCCAACGGCAAGCAACCCAAGCGCGGGGGAAAATAGACACTAATTGCACGAATTAACACGAAGCCGAAGCTGTTTTTAATTAGTGAAAATTCGTGTAATTCGTGTCTAAAAATTTTATGAGTGAATCCAAATTCAAAACGGAGCGCGCGGCGCGGGCGTGGGAACTGGTGGCCGAGGGCTGCACAGCGGGGGATTTTGACCTGCTGGAAATCATGGTCCTGCGCGAAGAACATCCCGGCCTAGCCCGCGAGGCGGACGAGTATTTAACCGTCCTTCTGTGGCGGCACGCGCCCGCGAATGTCAGCGCGGCGGTGAATCTAGCCGAGCGCGGTTATCGGCGCGCCATGCGATCCGAGCGCGGGGGAAAGGCAACTGCGTTGCAGCCATCGGGGGGAAATCCTGCACCATCGCCAGCCGAGGAAGAACCGGACGGCGCGAGTGCCCAGCTTGAAAACATTTTAGACGGTCGCCCGGCGCTGGCGGCGTGGGGGATTTGTCGGTTGATGAAGGCGGGGTTGCTCCTGCGCGATGAACCGGCGACGGTGGCGCGCGTGGGGGAAATCTATCGGTCATTGTTGAATGACCTGAATCGGGGGGAAATCCGCAACCTAGCTCGGTTGGGCAAGCGCAAGGCGGGGAAACTAGACACGGATTCCACGGATTAACACAGATTAAATCCAATGGAAATTGATTCTTTTTATCACGATAAAAGAGCGTGTCCGCAATGTGGTTGCCAGCACGAATATGATTCGTTGCTCAAGTCTGGTAATTGGGGGAAAACGTGCGGTTGCGGCGCCCAATTGGAATTGCAATGGGAACGGCTTGAACCCGAAGCCGGACCGGAAGATTTATACTGGTTTGAAATCCGTGTGAATTCGTGAAATCTGTGTCTAAAAGTTTTATGAAAAAGAAAAAACAACTTATTGTCGAGCAACGGTGCGATCAGCAGCGGTGGGCGGAACGGAAATTGGCCGAGGGACTGTGCCGTCGGTGCGGTCACGGCAAGCGCGATTTGAACCCGCACACGGGCAAGCCGTATCTGCATTGCCCAGCGTGCCGGCAAACCGTCGCCGCCGAAAGCAAATTGCGCCAGGCGCGGTTACGCGCGGCCGGACGTGATTCATGGCTCAACCGTAGGCTTGCGGGGGGAAACTAGACACGAATTCCACGAATTAACACGAAATGAATTGGTGAAAATTAGTGCAATTAGTGTCTTTGAAAGGTGATTCCAAACGAAGTTTGGTTTGGGGGATGGCGGCGATACGCGGTTGCGGCGTAAGTATGGGCGGCACGAAGGCCAGCCGAATCGGTAACATTTGAACCGCATCAACCGCCATCCGTTAATCTTTGGCAGTCAAAGTTTCGGGCGCGGGCGTGATGATGTCTTTCATCTGGCTTTGCAACGGATATTTCGCGTGGCCGACGTGACGCAGGATGATGCGGGTGTCGCCATACACTTTTCCGCCCATGTCCAGCCAGCGTTGGCAGAAATACCAATCTTCGGATAAGTAACGGGTGACGCCGTTCGGAAATTTGTAGGTGCCGACGGGCCATAAATCCCATTCGGTCGTCTCTTGCGCGTGGTCGGGGGCGTAAGCAATCTGGTCGCCGTAGCGGGCAATCATCTGCTCAAACACGGAGCGTTTCACCAGCATGAAGCCGGTGCCCATGTAGCGCACTTCCTGCAAACCGCTGGCGGTGGGCGAATTATCGAGGGCGTTGCAAACCCATTCCAGTTGCCCGTCTTTTTTCTTGGGATAGAAACCCGCCACTACATCTTCGTTGTGATCCAACAACCGTTTGATTTGGTCGCCGGAAAATTCAAGGTCGCTGTCAATGAACAGCAAATGGGTGCAATCGCTTTGCAGAAAAGCAGCGGTGAGCGAATTGCGGGCGCGACTGACTAAGCTATCGCCGGGGAGAAACTTGATGGCCAGCGGCACGGGCGGAGCGGATTGCAGGTGCATCAGGCTCGCCACAAACTCAAACGTCAAACCGCCATACACCGGCACCGCGACATAAATCTTGGCGTCCATGCGCTTATTGCACTGCGTTGACCACGCCGTTGGTGATGTAAAGCGTATTGGTGCGCGGGCCAGGCGTGAGGATGGCGAGATTGGTGGTGACGCCGTATTGCCAGCCGCCGATGAGCAAACCGTTGGAATCCACGTTGAAAACAAGGGTGTTGCCTTTCCAGATTTCAAAGAATGGATTGGCTTGATTGGTCGGGCCGCGCACGGTGAGCGGCACATCTTTGGCCGTGGTGCTGTAAATGAAAATGCCGGTGGTTTGCTGCACGACCGCCGCCGTGCTGACGACGAGGACAATACCGAGGATGAAAGCGAATAGATGAGATTTCTTCATGTTCACAAAAATGGTGCAGTCAAAGCATTGCAAAAGAAAACCGCCGCGCACCTCTCGATGCGCGGCGGGAAACAATGAACGGAGGAAACAAACCGATCAGAACAGGAGGGTGACAGTGATGGTGCCATCGCTGGAATTGCCGCCGTTGGCTTCGCCGGTGGCGGAAGCGCGGATGAATTCTTTGCAAGCATCCGGGACGGGGATGTTGTAAGTGGCAGCGGGAAAGTTCGCGGCGTTGCCGGCAATGGTGCGGACGGCGAGTTCCGGGATGTTCGCCCAGTTGCCGTTATCCGCCGTGCCATCGCTGTTGCGGCTGGTGTGCTGCAAGGACACGTTGATGTTCTTGCTGTTGGCGCCCGTGCATTGGGTCGTCGCGACTTTGACCGTGAAACGGCCATTGGTCGGAAACGGACCGGCGCTGTTGCCGCCGACTTGGAGCGCGGCGGTGTTCACCGTGTTCGCGGCGTTGGGCAACGCGATGTTAGCGGAGAGCAATGCGTCCTGTTGAACGCGCGTAGATTGTTGGGCGAGGGTAGATGCCATAAATTTTATTCAGTGGGGGTTTCGGTTTTTTCAGGTTTGGCGGCTTCCTTCGGGAGTTCACCGAAGGTAAAGTGACCGTGTTTGGGTTCGCTGGCGACGGGGCACTTGCCCACCACCAGCACGTCGCCTTCGCCTAGGTCAACCGTCTTGTCGGCATTTTCCTTCAAGACCGTCAGCTTCTTCGGCTTGGCGTCCGTGACGTGGTAAAACCCAAATTTGATTTCTTTGGCCATGATGGTTAAATCAGTGGTTCAACCGGCTTACGAGAGCACGGCTTCGGTGTTCGTGATGCTATCGGTAATCACAATCGGGATGCCGTTGCTGGACGTGGGCAATTCCGCAAATTGCAAAGCCTGATTGTGCGTGATGGCCGTGCCGACGCCGCTGGACACTGGGCTGCGGGACTGTTGCAGCGAGTAGGCCGTCTGCGGATTGACGAACAATTTCAGACCACCGCCCCATTTGCTCGGCGCACCCGCGTTCGCGTTGGCGATGACTTCCTGGCGCATCTGCAACGGGATGTAGGAGAGCAACTGAGCCACCAGTTTATCGGTGAGCGGCTTGCTGTCCGTGCCGAGGTTGATGTTGCCGATACGGGCAACGGAATTGTGATGGTTCACCGCGAAACCGACCCAACCTTGGAGGTTGTTGACGTAAGCCGTCATCGGCTTGCTGTTCGCGCCGTTGACCTGCTGGATGCGCCATTCGGGGAGCATGGTGAAACCGGCGTTGTTGCCAAAGATGAAATGCGCGCCGCGCACGTTTTCCCACACCAAGTAGGCGCTGGATTGGACGTTCGCTGTGGTGCCGCCCGCGCCGATCACGGCGGGGTTGTTGTTCTTCGCGGCATTCAAGTTGCCGGTGACAGACGAGATACCGATGAAACCGTTGGCGTCGTTGGCCGTGCCGTAATACATCTGCGCGCCCACAGTGATGTAGGTGGCCATGATGGATTCCTGCGCGGCGGAAACGAGCAAATCTTCAACCGTGGTGTGCGGGCCGCTCTTGGCTTGCGCGTCCACGATGGCTTTGTCCGCCATCAACTGCGCGTCAATGAGCGCGCATTCCTTCAAATCCTGCTGGTATTGACCCTTGATGGTGTCCGAGCCGTTGTTCGGCTGGCGGAATGCCACGGTGGGCAGCGTGCGATGGATGGTGTTGTATTTCGTGCCAGCGATGGGGCGACCCATGATGGTGTTCAATTCCGGCGCGTAGGTCAGTGTGGCTTCGAGCAGCCCGACTTCCTGATCGTTGCCGGCGAACTTGGTGACATCCAGCAGGGTGAAAAGTTGATTTGCCATAAAATTTTAAGCGAGTTTGGTTTGGGTGATGGTTGGTTTAGGCGATTTTGATTGCGGCCTTCATGCGGTCGGCACCTTTGAGTTCGGGCTTCTTTTCCACGGCTTGACCGGGCGGCGTGGTCGGAAATTCCAGCGGAGTCGCGCCCGTCTTGGCGATGGCGGCATTCACCGCCCCGCGATAGGCTTTCAACTTGTCTCCGTAAGAAACGGACTTGGCCGCAGCCAATTTGTCGGTTTCGGAAGCATCTTTGGCGAGCAACTTGCCGTCTGCGCCTTTGAGTTCCAAGCAGCCGGCGGTGACGCACAGCGCAGAAAGCTCATCGTTCTGCGCATTCAATTCTTTGGTGACGCGCGCGGCTTCGTCGTTGGAAGCCTTCAAGAGATTCGCGGTTTCAGTGACTTTGCCCGTGAGCGTGGCGACACTGGCTTTTTCCGTGGCGAGTTCACCTTCGAGCGCCGTGAGTTTCTGCGATTGCGAAGCGACCGTGGCGTTGGCCACCGTCAATTTGCCGGTCAATTCCTCGACCTGCGCGGCAATCTGGCCGTTGCTGGCGATGAGTTCGGAAACGTCCTGCGATTTTTCGCCGGATGCGACTAATGCGCCAACCGCCGCGATTTTGGCCGCGATGGGGGCGTCAGCCAAAGCAACGTCTTTGCCATCAACTTTCAGCGTGGAGATTTTTGCCTGAACGAGAACCTTGTCAGCCGCTTCGTTAGCGGATTCGAGGGCGGCGTTAGCCTTAACGAGATTCCAAATTTTGGTCATAAAATTTTATAGGCGGAGTTGACCGCAATACACCAAGTTTCGGCAGTCAACCCGTTTGACCAAACGGAGCGGGCGGAAGATTATTTCGCCGTCAGGAACGTCGCCAATTCCTCGAACGTGTTCATGGTGCCGTCCACCAAACCCAGTTCGAGGGCTTGCGCGCCGGTGAAGGATTGCCCTTGCATGACCTCGGCGGGAATCGGGCCGCGTTGCGCGCGCACATGATCGTAGAATTGCTGTGCGAGCATCTGCACCCGATTTTTCAGAAAGATTTCCTGTTCGGCCGTCAAGCTGGTGCCCGGTGTGCCCATGCCTTTGTAAGTGCCCGAACCAAACGATTTGACTTTGATGCCGGCATTATCCGCCAGCTTGCTCAAATCCATGAAACTCATGCACACACCAATGCTGCCTACGCTGGCCGACGGCGTGCAGAAAATGCCATTCGTGCAACTCGCCAGCCAATAACCGGCGCTGCACATCTGCCCGCGTGTCCAAGCGTAAATCGGTTTTTCCACGGCCAGAATCCGCGCACCGCATTCCGGCGTGCCCATCACCATGCCGCCAGGCGTGTCGAAATTCATCAAGATTGCCTGCACCTCATCATCTTCCTCGGCCTGATCCAATTCCGCGCAAATGTCATCCACATCCACCGCGCCCGCGCCTTTTTCAAATTCGCCAAGATTCATGCCAATCGGTCCGCCGACGGGGATGATGGCCATGCCGTTCACGACTTCCATTTGCGCGATCTCCAAATCCGAACCGCTCTTGGCTTTGCCCGTGCGTGAATGTTTGTAATCCTGCGCGGACAGCAGCGCGTGGCTGTCAATGATGTCCAACAGCGTTTCGCGGTAGCCCGCCGCGCAAAACAGCGGTTCCGTGCGTAACATCGAAATAATTTGAGCGAGGCGCATAAGTTAGATTCTTTCTTCCAAAGTGGCGGTGTCCACATCCCGCACCGGCTCCATCCACGAATAACCGTTGCGGCGACAATAATTTTCCGCCGCCTTGCGCGATGGGTGCGAGTGCAAGGTTTTCAACGTGATGGGACAGCGGATAACCGCGTGCCCCTGCACCACATGAGACGGTTCAATCGTTAAAGTATGGCCGCGCCAAAAAGTCATGGTTCAGATTCCGTTGCCGGTTTGGTTTTCTTATCGCCACTCGCCGGCGGTGTGCCGGGCGGGGTGGTTTCTTCGTCCTGATTCGCTTGGTCGGAGAAAGACATCTGGCTGCCGCTGTTATCCAGCATCAGGTAAATTTCTTTCACCGTGAAATCATCGTGCGCCGTCGCCAGTTTTTCCGCCGCCGTCATCAAACGATCCACTTCCGCCGCGCGTTGCTCCTCGATTTCTTCCGCCAGATAACCGTCCATTTCCGAAATGATACCGCGCGAGATGATGCAGCGACCGAGAGCTTGCAACCGCATCTTCATGTCATTGCCTTCATCCACCGTGAACTGGCCGGGAACGGTAAAGACGTAATTGTATGGGTCGTAAAGATTATCGTTACTGGCGATGTAACCGGCGCGCATCGCAAATTCCGTGGCGCGGTCGGCAATCCAGCGCGCCGTGCGTTCGAGACAAATCTGATCCCAACTGCAAATCGTCCGCGCCTGACTTGCAATCGCCCGTGTGCCGGCGCGTCCCGTGTCCTCGGCGTAAATCAAATCGCGCGGCCACAATTTATGCAGCACGCTTTTCTCGATGCGCTTGATGAAGTTTTCTTCGTTCATCGAAGGCCGGTCAAAACCGAGCGCCGCCAATTTTTCTTTGTTATTCGTCGCCAGTTCGATGATGCCCGGAAAGATTTCTTGCACCGCGCGTTTTTGCGTCACCGTGGCGCCGTTGATGTCCGTGGATTGTTCATCAAACGTCGCGCGGCCACCGGCGGCAGGGTTGCCATCCGTGCTTTCGCGCGTCACGGCCAAGGCGCTCGCCAGCTTCACCGCCATTGAAATCAGGCTTTGGATGTCGTCCAAGTGCATCACTTGCAAGATGCCTTCGGCGATTTCGGGAATCCCACGAATCAAATCCAGGTTTTTCCGCGCCGAATAATTGAAGTGCATCCACGCCGCCGGAATGTCCGAGTAGCACGGCATTCCGTCCTCGGTGAAACCGATGATGCGATACCCCACTACCCGCATATCCGCATCCATGATGATGCCGTCAATGATGCGATACCCGTCAAAGCGGCTGGCGGGATCGTTGATGATGTAAATGCCTGGCCACGAGCCGGTGGCGGATAACGTCGAATAATAATTCCACGTTTTCGGCAATTCCTTCACCGCTTCCAAACCGTTCCCCACGCCCACCATGCCCACGCCGCGCACTTGGCCAATCAAACCCGTCGAGATGCGGTCAAATTTTACCGTGTTGAATTGTCCCGTCGGGTCAATCTGTTTGCCGGTGGAATCGCGGTAAGGCTGGCCATTGAACCACACGCCGTAATCCGCCTCCACTTTGCGCGTCCAATTGAATTGCCGCAACGAACTGCGCCAGTCATTCACCGGCCCGCGCGCATTACAATTCCGCGCATAAGTTGTGTTAAACCATTCATCGCGTTGCTTGCCCCAACTCTTATTTGTGCCGCGATATTTGATGTGCCACGAATCGCCCACAGAGAATTCACCAGCTTGGATGAGCGCCGCGTCAATGTTCGTCACGCCCGCCGCAATCACGCGCGAGACATCCACCATTTCGCGCCGTTGCCACGCCGTCACCGCCTCGTAAGTCTTGGCGCGCGGTTTGGAGATGGGCCGGAAATCGCTCCGGCTTTGCGAAGGCGTCTTGTAAAGCGTGTTGACCGGCGCAACGGATTGGGTGGTGGAATACGGATTAGACATTTCGGGTCGCCTTTCGCGGTTTTAATTCCACTACCATCAACGGTTTCAACGCCTTGGCCGCTGCCGCCGCCGCGTCATACAAATCATCCATCAACGGGTTTTTGGCCGGTGGCGCAGCGTGCCGCAAATCCAGTTCGTGCGCCGTGTTAAAAGCGTTCACCACGTCAATCAATTGCTGGATGCTCGGTGTTTTTGCGGCCATGTGGTTAATTGGTAAAACAGCCGCGCGTGATGCCGGGACGCTGGTTCGCCAGTGCCGCCGCCTGTGTCGGATCATTCGCATCAAAATTCGGGTCGTTGGCGATGCTCGTGCAGAGCCGGTCATACATCAGCGAATTATCAATCAACGGGCTGAATTGCGTTTCCACCCCGCGCGACGTGGACACCCGCACGATTTGGCCAGTCAACAGCGATTCTGTGATGCCGCGCAACAGCGCCACCTTGTCCGCCATCGAATAACCGATGAAATAATCTTTTGCCATGTCGTCAAATCTGTTAAGTCAAAGGTAACTGCGTTACGCCCACCAATCAGGCTTTGTAGTTTTTATCCACCGCCATGAATTTGTAGATGAGTCCACCCGGTTGCAGCCCGCCATGCCACAATTGCAAAGCAATCGGCGCATCGCCATTACCCAAATCCAGATTGCAGAACAAACCTTTATCGGGAACTTTTCCCGCCGGCAGGGTTTCGGCGCGGAAGAAAATGTTTTCGATGAATAACTTTGGCGATTTACCGCCGGGCACGAGGTCGAAATCTTTGGTGATTTCCGTGTGGGCGCAGGGCACAGTCACGCCGGCATCGCCAAACGCGGGAAACGTCAGCGTGGAATCATACAAAGATTCGTGCTTTTTCTGGCCAGCTTGAAAAACGATTTTTTGCAGGGCATTCACTCACGAACGCCCACCAGTCAATTTTTGACCGCTTCCACCGCTTTGGGTTCCTCAAACTGGCGATGTCCACTCAAACCCCAATTGCACAGCACCGCCATGAACATCGTGCCCACGTCAAAGAAATGGTGTGGCGTGCTTTGCTTGTCCGGCCGCCAGATTTCCGTCGGCTCACCCGTCTCGCGGCTGGATTCGTAATGCGGCGTGCTCGCGTGGATTTGCGCCGTCCATGACAATTTGTTTTCGGGATTATCCGTCTCCGGCAGATTCCAGAACTCCGGCCCGTTGCCATCGCGATACCGCGCAAACATCTGGCTTGTCTGCAATTTGCTGAAATAAAAGATTTCCACGCTCACCCGCGCTTTCGCCCCGCGATAATCCACCTTGAACTTGGGATATTCGTAAAACGGATCGCTCACCGGATGCCGCACCTTCGGGTTTTTATCCAGCGCATGACTAAAATCTTTCTGCTTGCTGCCCACCAGAATCGTCCAGCAGAACCACGCCGGCTCGCCGTCAATCGCGCCCCAATGCCCGTGCTTCGCGCATTCTTCCACCAATTCTTCTTTCATGTAACCGCCGTCCAGAAACACAAACTGGTCGAGCACCCCGAATTGCTTTTGCACCGCGCACACCGTCGGCGGTTGCGTGGTGTCCGCTGGCATTGTATCGGTCGCCGTGCCGAATGACCGCAACAAGCCGCGCCAAAGCTGACGCGACTTGCCCGTTTTCGACACCGCCCACACGCTGCCCCAAAAATGTTGTAGCTCGTATTGACAATCAATCACGAACGCCCGATGCCCGCGCCATTCTTCCGGCCAATCGCTTTGCGCATCGTATTTCTCCTGCGACCGCGCGCGCACCACCTTCACCAAATCATTATCCCATGCCGTTGACCAACGGTTCATGTAGAAATCTTGCAGCGGCACCTTGTTCTTGAAATCGTCATCCGCTTTCTTCGCCACCGTATATTCGTGCATCGTGCTGCTGAACGGAATCGTCACGCTCGCGGGGTCGGGATTCCAGAAGCCGACTTCGTAATTTTCCGGCGTGTAAAAACCACCGCCCGGCGCTGGCTCACGATATTCCTGGTCGTAACTCGCCATCAACGCCGCCCGTTCCGCCGGCGTGTCGTGGATGTGATGCCCGCAATGGTAGCATTCCAGATACGCCGCCGCCGCGTTTGCTTTGATTTCTTCCGGCGTATTCACCTCGTTATGACGTTTCGGCGGCAGCAACCCCGCATAACTCCCCGGCTTCGGCGGCTCTGGCAAAGTCAGTTGTCCCGCGCGTAGCGCATTGGCCACCGACAGCTTGCCGGTGAAATCTTCCGGCCGCTGAATCGCCGGTCCACGTTCACCAAACGATTGCCGCTCACCGCAGCACGGACACGCCCACGTTATCCGCACCCGCTTGTGCATCCGTTTCCAGATGACATCCTGATCCTCGTCTTTCTTGCCCGCCTGCCCGACGATGAAGATTTTAATGTTACCACTCGCCGCCGCCTGCTTCGTGCGGTCCATCGCCTTTTGCATCAGGCCATCCGCCCCGTGCAACCACCCTTCATCAATCACCACAAAATCCGCCGAGAGCGACGACGCATTGTTATCATTCAACGCCAGCACCTCGATGGATTTGCCGTTGGCGAAATAAATGGCCGTTTTCGTTTCGTCAAAGCGCGATTTCCCGCCCGTCGGCAACAGCGGTGCAATGTCAGGATTTCCCTTCAATGTCGGCATCAACCGATCATCGCAATAGCGCCGCACCTTTTCCTGCGAATCAATGAAGATTTTTATCTTCATAAACGGCGAATGCACGATGAGAAAATGCAGCGTCAAATCCCACACCAACGAACCAAGTGTTTGCACTGCCTTCAACAGCATCACCGTCCGCACATTCGGGTCCAGCAACGCGCGGAACGGCCCGACCGTCTGCCGCGCCGTATCAATCTCGAAATGGCGACACGATTGCAACCCCTTCGGGCGACAATTCCGGCACAGATTTCCTTCCGGCAACAGATAACCCGCGCCCAGCCAAATCGTCCGCGCGTAATCATAAATCTCCCCGCGAAACCGCTGCCGCCCAAACCCGCGCAAAGCGGCGTTCGCTAACTTCTCAATGGCATTATTTTCAACCACGGATTTCACGGATTATTTAGAAAAAAAAATGTGCAGAAAAATTAAAATCATGCACGTCGTCCAAGTGTAAGCCTTGAACACAAACCAGCCGATGATGATGAAAAAAGTCATTTTTAATCCGTGTAAATCTGTGAAATCCGTGTCTAACTCTGCTTGTTTGCCTGCACTTCCTCTTTTCGTTTTTCCGTCAAATCATTCACCAGTTCCGTCACGCGATGCGCCGTTGCGGTTTTCATCGCGCTATTCGCCGCCGCCAGTTGCGCCGCCAATTGCACATCCAACGCCGCCAATTGTTCCACCGACGGCTTGAACATCGCCGTCACGCATTCCGCCACCAGCTTGCGCACCCCAGCGCGATCCTCGATGAATTTATCCTGCTGCAACCCCAGCCAATGCGCGAACCCGCCCACAAACCCCAGCACCGTAACCGTCTCCATGTATTTTTCGGAAACGGATTTTTTCAGGCCGTCCAACTCCAATTCCGCCATTTCTGCGTCCGCCATTTCTTTGCGGCTCCGCGCATCCATCCCTCCGCGCATCGGCAAACCTTGTTCCGTGGTTTCCACCAAAACATATTGCCGATACCACTTGAAAATCGCCGCGCGATCATACCGGCCGTTCCCTTCCGGCGAACCTGGCATCGGCGGCACGCCTGCGCGGTCGCACGGCGCGCGCTTGCCTTTGATCCAATCCGAAACGTAGGCGCGATGACAATTCGCACCGGCAAACTCTTTATTGATGGCCGTCGCCACCCCTTCCAACCCGCCGTAAATCAGACTGGATTCCGCGCCGCCCGCCGGCGATTCGCCACTCTTGGCGAACAGATGCGGACGATACTGGCGCAATTCATCAATCTCAAACTTGGCAATCTTGGATTCCAGATGCTTTTCGGGAAAAAAGAATTTATCCTCCAACAAATCCAAGCGCCGCTCATGCTTCTGCTCCGGCGTCAACGTGATAAATAAATCACCGTCACCCGCCGTTTTCACCGCCGGCGGCAATTCACTTTGCGTTTTTGCGTCTTTGCGTGATGCTGCCGGCACAATGTCGAAAGCGCGCTTATCCTTTGCCAATTTGAGATTCGCGCTTACCCACGCCAACACCTCGGCGCGCGGCCAACCTTTGCCCTTCACCTTGGCGGGAAACACCGGCGCCTCCGTCAAGATCTTCACCGCCGCCAACTGATCCGCGAGCAACTTGCGCCGTTTCTGGTCATACAACCGCAACCCGATAGCCTGCGCCACCGCCGTCACCTCCCGCAAAAATGTAGCTTCTTTGGACAAATTATTTCATTATACTAATCGTTTGAGTTACAATCACTGTTAGGTGGTCAGGCGAGCGCGTAGTTGATCGCGTTCGCGTTCCGCTTCTTGGCGGAGTTGATGCGGCGTTTTGCCATTCCCTTTTTGGATCAGCACGGTGAGCCATTCCCACTTCCCCTTGTATTCGCCATGCAGTTCAAATTTCATTTCGGTGTAGTTCGGTGAGTTGGCGACCATTGACGCGAAACATTTGGCTTGCCATTGTGCCAGCGCCGGGTCGGAATGGATTTTGATGTCCATTTTATTGCCGTCCATTTCGAGTCCGCGCAGTTCAGCCAATCCATCGCACACTTGGATTTCCTTTTGCCAAGCCCACGACGTTGACCACCTAACAACCGCATGGAGCCAACCCGCGATGGCGCGTTTAGTTTTGCCGAGAAGATTTCTGGTTTTCATAAGTCTTTAGTCGCGGGCGGCTCATGCGGAGCGTTAGTCGTTTGATTCCATTCCCCTGGCTGGCACAAATACCCTTGCGCGCGCGCGGCCTGCGGATTTTCGTGGATGTAATCATGTCCTGCCGCGCTCACGCCCAGCCAGTAGCGTTCGTCCAGTAACAACGTGCCCGCGCGCCCGCGCGTGTGGTGAATCTCCGTGGCCGGATTCCGCACTTGCCGCCCAATCTTGCCCACCCACGGATAAACCGCGCACCACGGATGCTTTTGCAAATACGCCGCTTTGCGCACGTTATATTCCGCCATCAACCCGCGCATCTTGGCCGAGCGCCGGCGGATCGGCTTACGCGGTTTCGCCGTCACCGCCGCCCTCGGACGATGCGTGTCCACCTGATCGGGAAACGCTTGATGCCAGAGCGCCATAAAATCAAAACGGCGGTTCGTCGGAATCGGCTTGCGGCTCAACGGGTGCATCCGGTTGCGCACCTTCGCTATTGGGTCCAGCGTCACGCTGGTCACGTTGCCCGCTTGGTAGGAATTGAATCGTCTCGGCCACCACACCCAGCCGCGATTTCTTCGCACCCGTTTCTTTGTCGTCCCAGGTGGACAGGCGCAGCCTGCCTTCAACTAGCACCGGACGACCTTTCTTGAGGTATTGACCGCAATTTTCCGCCGTGCGGCCAAAAACATCGCAATCTACAAACGTGCATTCTTCCTTCTTCTCGCCCGCTTCGTTCGTCCAGACGCGGTTCACCGCCAAACCGATTTTGGCAACCGCCGTGCCCTTGGGCGTATATTTTAGTTCAGGATCACGCACCAAACGCCCCATCAATAAGACTTTGTTAAAATTGCTCATAATTGTTTGCTCACCAAAGCGCGTGAGTCATTCTTCATTCCACAACTTGTAACCGTGCTTGGTTGCGACCTTGATAATCGCATCTTCTTCGGTTGGTTCGTGGTCGGCGAGTTGGCCGGATTCATCCAGCAATCGGCAGTAACCGGCAAACAACGCAAAACCAGCGGTTTTTTGTTCGGCGGTCAAATCGTAGCCATCCAGAAATTCAACAGCTTTCGTCATGGAAAACGCCATCCATTTGCCGTCCACGTCCGCTTGCGTGAAAATCTTCAATTCGCGTTTGACGCGGTTCAACCACTTCAACCGTGGCGATTCGCACACGGGTATTTCAAATAATTCGCTCATGTTTTTAATTGTTTTGTTTCCACCACCCATTCTTCAAACATATCCAGCACGCTTTGAATGTCGTATTCGCCGATGCCGATGGCGCCGTCCTGTCCATGCTTGGTTTCAATAAACTTCCGCGCCTGATACCAAGTGATAAAATCATCCGTGCGAACTTCGCCGAAATTCAACTTGCCGCCATACACCTCGCGCCCCAATTCCTGCGCGATGTCCGCCAATTCTTTTTCGTTGATTGCATCCATAAATTTATTGCTCCAATCGAATCCGCAGCGTCACACCCGGATTATCTTTGTTCACTTTTCGCGTGCTGCTTTCCACCCACAACAACGTGTCATCCGTCACCACGCCCGCTTTTTCCAAAACGTGCCAAAGCGCATCGCACACCGCCGGAAAATCGCGGCGCTGATTATCCGTAGCCACATAATCCATCTGCACCAGACACCGTTGCGCGAACGGCGTGAACGGACGCGGCAATTGGTTTTTGATTTCCCACAACACCGCCCCGCGCCATTTCACAAACTCCGGTTTCGGATAATGTTTGCCCGTGCGCGTCACGCCCATGTTGTTTTTGCCGCCGCAAACCTGTCCGCTGATGGTCAACGTCAAAAGCTCCGCGCGCGACACCAGCGCCGCTTTTACACGCGGTTTTTGCGCCGCCAACTGTTCCTTGATGCGTTGCGCCAGCGATTTCATGCCGGCACTCCGGTCTGCACATAAACCAACGTGCGATACACCCGGCGCATCGGTGGCAACGGTAACAACCCGCGATAAAACCGTTGCGCGACACACTTCCAATTAACGCCCAGCTTTTCCGCTTGGGCTGCCCACCAGTTTTTCAACGGGATTTCGCCCGGACGTGGATTTATTTCGCCAAAGTTTTCGCACGACGCCGCCCGCGCATCCACATACACCACGCGCTTATTCACTCGCCGAATTTTCAATCCTTTGTATTCGCCACGATAAAAACGGACAGCCACCATGTGCGACGATACGCCGTGCTTTTCCGCTTCCGTATAAAAAAACTCTTTCAACGGCACTTCATTCTTTCTCGGTTTGTTTTTCATAATCCGTGTTCATCCGTGTCTATCCGTGGTTAAACCCCAAGCGCCGCCTTCACCTCATCCACCATCTTGAACGCCGGCTTCCATTGTTCCGCCAACATCTCGCGCCATTCATCCCGCAGCACGCCATTCGGACAGTAGCGCGGATTATTCTTGAACGCCGTCCACCGCTCCGCGATTTCCGCCGGATTAAAAATCTCCTGCAACTGCGTCAGCGGATCACTCGGCGCCACCGGCTTGCCCGGCGGCCGCTCCGCATCTTCCAAACCAAGCGCCAACAACATCGGCTGGCGACACTTCCACGCCGTCAATAAATCGTCCACCGGCGATTGCTCGCTGCGCGCCACGCGCATCAACCATTCCAACTGTTCAAACGGAATCACCAAGCCCGCTTCATCCGTGAATTCCGCCTTGTGTTGCTCGTAAAAATCCCGCGTGAACTTGCGCCCCGGCAACGTCTCCTGCCATTCAATCAGGATATTGCCCAAATCGCGCACGTCATCCGCCTTGAGCACGAACGCTCGCGCCGTCAGACGCAACGGCAATGCCCGCGTGATCTCGCTTTCCACCGCTGCCATATCCATCTTGGGATTCTGGCGAATCCGCTGAATCGCCGCCGCAAACGCCGTCGCCCCCTGCCAACCGTGATACCCCGCCGTGAACCGCGCGATGTGCGCCTCGTGAACGCGCTTCGCTTCGGGATTCGCGGCCAGATACGCCGCGCGATTCGTTTCCGGCTGCATCACCTCCTCGCGCTCGGTTTCCGTGACCACCGCCCCGCGATGCACCACAGGTTTGTTTGATTTTTTGTTGCTCATAGTTTTTTTGTGTTTGTTTTGAATTTTAATTGTTAATTTCCTGAAAGTATTTTCCATGCGAGTGCTGCCACTGCTGGAAATTGTCCGTTGCCAACGGCTTTAAGTCGGTCCAGTTTTCGGGCCAACCCATTCGCATTTCCGAATGCGTCGGGTGCGGGTAAGTCAGTCCGAACTTGCATTTGACGTAATCGCGCCATTGGTCTAATCGCTGGTCGCCCCGGTCTTTGCGAATCGCCGTCGTGCCGCCCTTCCAATCGGAAGCCATCACGGTCGGCAACAATCCAGATACGTTCGCGCAAGTGATCTGCGCCGGCGGCGTTTGCTCCGATAATTCCCCATCGAGCAGAATACCCCAGCGCGGCAAGGTCACAAAGCACTCGGTCGAGTCCTCGAACAACAAGGTTTGGCGAGTTTTCAATGAATGCGAAACGCGGTCGTATTTCGCCAATGATGCGAACGTATTCGCGCCACAATCCGCTGCGCTTACCGTCAATTCCGGCGTGATTTCCAAACACGGCGCTTTGTGTGCTAATGTCTTGACACGGGAATCCGCCGCAAACAACGTCAACAAATCCGTGCCACGGTTTGCCGTCAAAGGTTCGCACGTCGTCCCAAATTGGGAATCGCGGCAATACTTCGTCGCGCTGTCTTTGCAAAAGGATTTCACGGCAGTATGGCTCGATTTCGACAGCGCACACGCAGGTATGTCCGAGCAGCATTCCACCGAGAATACCCCCCCCCGCTCCTGCAAATAAGTGTAGCTCATTCAATGGTTTTGTGGGTTGTGGTTCACGCCTCCACCAGTTGTCCCTTGCGCACTTCACTTTGTTTCGCGCAGGTCGCGGCGCTGCGCTGGTCGTCGCGCGGCGGCCGTTGAAAGTATTTCTGCGCATCCTTCACCGCGTTGTTCACCGCCGCCTTGGTCTGTTCCAGATTCTTGGAATACGTCGAGCCGTCCTCGCGGAAACCAATCGTCTTTTTGCCCACCAACGTCTCGGCGAACTGTTGCTGGTTCAACCCGCCCAGGATGTCGTCCAACATCGCCACATTCTGCACATACAACGCCGCAAAAATGGCCGACGGACTCGGATGCGCCACGATGTAAGCCAGAATCTTCAAACACGTTGCCGCCAGTTGCCGCCACTTGCCATCCGTGGGCGATTCCGCCGACGCCCGCGATCCGCGCAACGCCCCACGCTCGGCCAGCGCATCCAACAATTCATCGCACAACGCCGGCGTGAAATTCGCCCCGCCAAAATCCGCCAACAACGCCATGCGCAACTCCGCGCGGGCGCCGTCACCCGAACCGGCGAAGCCGGGAGCGGAAACTTCCGCCACCACCTCATCCACCTCAATTTCTTCCCCTGTCTCGTGATGTTCGTTTGGATTCATAAAAGGTTTTAAGTTAATTTCGCAATGGCGTAGCTGGGCACGCCGGTTAAGTTGACGATTTTTGAATTACGCATCAGCCGATCTGTGATGCGCCCGTCGAATTGCTCTGCCCACGCCGACGGTGCAATGTTGGTAGTCAGCACCGTGAACTTGAATTCCCGACGTGAAAGAATCTGGCAGAATTTGTCCGCGCAGATTTTGAACGGGTCGTTTTCCGCACCCACATCGTCCAAAACCAACAAGTCCGCAGAAATGGCATCTTCCATATCGCCCAAGTTTTTTTCATTGAACCGACCCGCCGCTTCCGGCCATGACAGGTAATGCACTGATGGCACTTTGCGCTCACCCCACGCCTTGCTTTCAAACGCCACCACCGATGACGCCCGCGCAAACTTCGCCACAGCTTTAGCTGTGTGTGTTTTGCCTGTGCCCGTGTTGCCGACGAGCACCAGCAGTTGCGGATCGTTCACCAGCCATCGCCGGCACAATTCCTCTGCGGCATCCGCCATTTCCTGCACCTTTGGATGCGTGACGGCCAAGGCCAATCGGCGTTGTTGCCAAGGAGTTTTAAGCAGTGGCATCATGGGATTGACCTTGTGATTCAAGGAACTTTTGGACATCGGCGGATTTACTTTCAGCCGTTTCAGTTGTGCCAAGGTTTCGGGTATTAACACGCTTGCTGTTTGCATTTGGATTTTTGTGCCAGGCTTTCGCCCGGTCTATTTCACCGTTCCAGTTATTTACCAACGTCAGCAGGTCTTTCCGCGCATACGTCTGCGCTTGCGGCGCGGCGTAAAACGCTTCCAACACCAGCCAATCTTCTTCGGAAGTTCCAATAATCGCGGCTCTGTTTTTAGCAAATGCCCGCCGCTCCTTCTCGGTCAAAGGCGTCTCCGGCTTCCGCCGCATCAACCGCTCTGCCCGCAACTGCAACTCCCCTTTTGCCACCACTTTTTCCCCCGAAGGGGGCAAGGGGGGTGGTTCTGTTCCATTCCCTTCTGTTCCCTTCTGTTCCCTTCCATTCCCTTCTATCCCGACATCCACGGATGCGTCGGGAGAATCTCCCAGCACCGGCGGATTTTCCGTGTCTTTTACCTGCACCAACCAACCTACTTTGTTATCCGACAGGACTTTAAAAGCCTCCTCGAAGATGTGCTCCGGGTAGCCGGTCTTAAAGCTCAGGTCAGACGTTGTGATTGGACCGTCCTCGTCGCGCAGGACACCCCGCACCGGCATTTTGCTGGCAACCTGAATCATCAGATTCCAAGCGCAAAACACCTGAATGCTCTTAGGGTGTGCAACCACGCGCCGATAGCCCTTTCCATCATGCTTGTTTTTCACAGGCAACCACGTCAGCGACTTGATCTTGCGGCTCTCCGAATTCTCGAAGTGCTTATCCCAATCCTTGATGGCGTAACAAATCATTAAAAATTAAACTTCGGCTAAAATTAAAAAGTGTGGGTTATCCAATAGCGGCGAAATCAATTGCTACTAACCGAATCAAATGTAATTTGCGGCGGCATTTGGAATTGGCGCAAGTTGCGGCCAAAATCCATCGGCGATTCACCGCGCTTCGTGCTGTGCGCGTAAATCAAAGTCGTGTTGGCATCTTCATGCCCCATCCATTTGCGGACGGTTTCAAACTCTGTTCCGTTTTCTAACGCATGAGTGCAGAAGGCGTGGCGCAATGTATGTGGCGTGACGGGCTTAATGATGCCCGCGATTTTGCGCGCATCACGAAGTTCGTTTTGAAATGCTTCTGGCGTAATATGCCAGCGGTAGCCGGTCGGTGAAACCGTTCGCGATGGAAAAGCGAATTGCCAACCATATTCACGGTTGGCCGATTTGTATTTGTTCGCCAACCGTCCGGGCAATTCGACATAGCCCCAACCTTGCGCTAGATCGCGCTCGTAAAGTTCGCGGCGTTTGTTAGAAAAATAATCTTTCAACGCCGGAATCATCGCTTCTGGCAATGGCGGCAACCGTGATTTATTACCTTTGGCCGTGTCGTTGTGGATGCGGATTTCGCAGTTGTCGAAATCAAAATCCTTGACGCGCAGCTTACATGTTTCTTTGACGCGAGTTCCACCGCCATACATCAATCCTCCCATCAACCGAAATTCATCCCGTAAAAGCATGATTAACTTGGCCACTTCCTCGCGGGTTGGAACTTCCTTCAAATGCTTTCGTTGCTTAGGCATAGCGGGTAAATCCAGTCGCCCAAGTTCACGCTTCAAAACGTGCTTGAAAAAGAAAACCACCGCACACAAAGCGCACCGCTGCGATCCATCCGCATAATTTTCCGACCGAAGCCACATTAACCCTTTATTCATGTCTGCCGTCATCCATTGCGATGCCGGAATTTTCAGATGATGATAAATCTTACGAATCCAAAAGGCGTATTGCTGAAACGTATCATCATCGCAAGCCTGTTCAGCAATGGCAGATTTCAGCATTTCAATGGCGGTCATAAAAAATAAACAAAGTTAGCGTTGTTCAATTAACTGTTAGGCGTGCTCGCGTATTTTGTTTTTTGCGCCGCCAGTGCAGCTTTGATTTTCGGCACGGCGGGATGATTAGGAAAGTCGGTGAGTATGATTTGCTG